CAGTTGGTGCTGTTATTACTGGTTCTAATATTTCAGTTAGCAACACATACATTACTTCTGCCAACATAGCCAGCTTTACTGGTACATTAGGCGGTGGCAGTTTAAGTGGTGTGGCAATTACTAACAATGCTGGTTCGTTCTCATGTGCGTCTGCTGGCGGCACATTGTCAATCGGACAACAAATTACTATCAGCGGAACTATTACCAATACTGCTACAAACTTAACCACAGTATATGCAACTAGTGTAGCTGGCGCATATTCTTGTGCAAGTACATCACTGGCAGTAGGACAACCTGTAGCGGTTAGCGGTACTACTTCTAACACAGCACTTACAAGTATTGCTATTAATCCGAACGGAGTGTTTACTTGTGCAACTGCTGGTGTAACATTACAAGTTGGACAACTTATTGCAATTAGTGGAACAATTAGTAATTCTAGCACACCATTAACTACAGTAAATGCTACAGGAATAGCAGGTCAATATTCTTGTGCAAGTACAACATTGTACGTTGGCCAATCTGTTACAATTAGCGGCACAACAAGCAATACTAACTTGAGTGGCGTTGTAATTGGTACTGCTGGTACATTCACTTGTTCAACTGCTGGTGTAACTTTACAAGCAGGTCAACAAATAACTATTAGTGGTACCAATACTGGTAGTGGTGTTATAAGCGGATACACTGCGCCAGGACCACAGACTTATTATATAATTGGTAGCCCTACACAAACCAGCTTTACATTGTCTGCTAGTTATAACGGAAGTGCAATTGGTACAAGTCCTGGTACACCAACTGGTTTAACTTTTGCGGTTGTTGCGTCAGCTGTAACTGGTTACAGCAATCCAACAACATATTTAATTGGCGCAACTAATGGTTCGACAACATTTACATTGACTACCACTGTTGGAAGTGCTATTGTAACTACTGTTGGTGCTGTAACTGGACAGACATTCACTGTACTTGCTCCAGCAATCAGCGGATACAGTAATCCAACTAGCTATTATGTAACTGCTACAAATGGATCAACAACATTTACATTGTCTACAACTAGTGGTGGTCCTGCTATTACTACAACAGGCGGCGTGCCTACTGGTTTAACTGTCAATGCTGTTGCTTCAGCAATTACTGGTTATAGTAATCCAACAACTTACTATATTACTAGTACAAATGGATCAACTACATTTACCTTAGCAACTACATATGGCGGAGTAACCCCAGTTACTACAACTATTGGTGCAACAACTGGATTAACTTTTGCTGTACAACCTCCATCAATCAGTGGTTACAGCAATCCAACAACATATTTGATTAGTGCTACTAACGGCTCAACAACATTCACGTTGCAGACATTAGCTAGTGCTCCAATTACAACTGTTGTAGGAACTCCAACAGGATTAACATTTAGCGATTCTACAAATGCTCTAAACGTAACTGGAATAACTTCTGGTACTGTTAGCGTAGGTATGGTAATCACTGGTTCTGGTGTAACACCAGGAACTTATATTACTGCGTTAGGATCAGGAAGTGGTGGTGTTGGTTCTTACACAATTAATCAGTTTGCTTCAGGTACTCCAACTACAGGTACAAGTTATACAGTTAACAATAGTCAAACAGCATCTTCAGGTGCAATTAGCGGTATTAGCACACAAGTAAGTTATGCAAGTTCGGCAACTGGTGCAGTTGGATTTGTATCCGGATCTGGTACATTAACCAGTAACGTATATACATATATTACTAGCAATATTAGTGGTTCGGGCAATGGTAGCACTTGGCAAACTGTTACAAGTCAAGGTACTAACTTTGCAGTTAGCTCGACTTCAATAACTGCTACAAATAATTTAGTAACTGTAAACACTGTTTCTAATCTAAGTGTTGGTGATCCAATTAAGTTTAGTGGTACGACATTTGGTGGAATTTCAACAACTACACAATACTACATTACAGAAATTATTGGTTCTACTTTAAGTATTAGCCCAGGCAATCCAGGAGTTAACACTTCACTTGTAGCTGGTTCTGGAACATTGCTATCCTTCTACTCACCAGCTTACGGTTATGGTTCCACTATGAGTATTACTGGTGCTACTAACAATGGCGTAGTAGGTGGTGTTGGAACGTATGCTACTTATTACAGCATTACATTTAACATCAATACACAATCAGTTGCTCCAGCTACTGGTGCTTATTATTATGTAACTGGTAATGCAAACACATTATTCAATGGTTATAACTATTGTGGTGCTAGTACAACTTCTAGTATTACATTGTACTATCCATATAATCCAGGAACATTTGGCCTTGGAACTACAACTATAACTAAAGAAGTAACTAGTGCGTCAAGTAACAGTTTAGGTATTAGTAAACCATTCAATCCTAATATTAGTACTTCGTTACGAGCTGGTTACCCTGCTAACGGTGGCGGACAAATTACTGTTCGTATTAGTACAACTCGTGCAACAGGACATGACTTCTTAGATATCGGTACTGGCGGATTTATTACCAGTAATTATCCAAACCAAATTTATGGTAATGCCGCGATTGCTGCCAACCAAACACAACAAGTGTTGGAAGAGACAGTCGGACGATGCTTCTATGTAAGTACAGACGAAAATGGTATTTTCAAAGTTGGTCGATTCTTCCAAGTTGACCAAGGTACTGGTACTGTTACATTCTCGGCAAGTATTGCGTTGAGTAACCTAGACGGTTTAGGATTTAAACGTGGTGTTGTTGTTAGCGAATTCTCAACAGATCCTAACATGACAGAGAATGCCGCTGATACTGTACCAGTACAAAGTGCTATTCGTAGTTTTATCGACTATCGTTTAGGATTAGATTATAGTGGAAATCCTGTAGCAACCAGTAGTTTAATTGGTCCAGGATACTTGGCATTAAACGGTACCTTAGCTATGAAGGGTAACTTGAATATGTCAAGTTACAGCATTAGTAACCTTGTTATGCCAGCTAGTGGTACTACACAATTTGACGGTGCTAACAGAGGATACGTAGATGCTAACTTAGCTGGCGTAAGCTCATTGTATAAGTTAAATGACGTTTCTACTAAAGTAACTGCAACATACGTTGGGTTAGGAGTTAGCGGAGGCGGGCCTGTAGTTTACACAATGACATTGAGCAATGTTTATGGAACAATCCAACCAGGAATGATTATAACTGGTACAGGATTTGTCAGTGGACAAACCGTTCTAACTGTTAATATCACTGCTGGTACTCCAGCAACTGGTGGTAGTGGAACTATTACAATCAGCGGAAACTATGATACTACACCTAGCGGTACATTAACATTTACTACATTAACTAATGGTAATTTCTTAGTATATGACAACACGCTAAGTCAGTGGACTAACATTGCTCCGCCAACAGGTACAGGTAATAGTAATCAAGTTTCAATTACATATACACACGGAACACCTGGCTACTTAAAAGCTACTATTCAAAGTAGCGTGATTGTAGACAGTATGGTTAGTTCTAGTGCGGCTATACAACAAAGCAAATTATCATTGCAGGCAGCCAATGCGGCATTATCAACTGCTCCTGTGTCATTCACACAAAGTAGTTTAGGTGTTGCAACATTTAACAGCAATGCGTTTACTCTAACAAACGGTTGGGTGGATTTACAAACCTCAACCAGTGCAAGTACAGGTGTGTTGTTAACTAAATTGCAACAAATAGGCACTGGTTATGTATTAGGTAACTTCGGTACAGGTGCCGCAAGTCCATTACAAGTAAGTGCAGGCGCTGTGGTTACAAACGGTGATGGTATTAAAAATTCGTCTTTCAGCACACCTAACACTGTTACTTCAAATGCTAGCTCACAAGCTATGTTGGTATTGTATAATGGAACTAGCACATCAAGCAATACATACGGTGTTATTGGAGTAACTACTAACAGTACTGCAAGTAGTTTGGTTAAAACAGGTAGTGATGGATCTGTTACTGCTCAACAATTAAACATTGGTACATCAGGCGGTGCTAAAGCAATTAGTGTATCAGGAAGCACATTGTCATTCTGGACTCCGGGACAATTTGCTTTCCTGACATCAGCTGATAATAGTGGTAGTGCTACAACAACATTAAGTGGTAGTGTAGTTGTTCCTGGAACATTGTTTACTACAACTATCGAAACTGGAGCAAACGTTTCCACTGCTGGTCAAATGACTGGTCAATGGTCGTTAGGTAGTTTAAGTTCTTTTAACTTTAATTCAGGTACACTACAAACTAATAATATTACTACTGGTTCTAATTCTACCGTAGGTATATTAACTGGTAAGTGGCAAATGGCCAGTGGCAGTACATTTGATGGAACTATTTCATTAAACACTGCGGCAACATTAGATACAACTAACGGTACATTGTTAGCAACTACATTGTCAACAGGATCGTCTAGCACAGCTGGTAGCATTATCGGTACATGGACCATTGCAACTAACAGCCAATTACAAGCTACATACGCTGACTTGGCAGAGTATTATGAAGGTGACCAAGAATACGAAGCAGGAACTGTGTTAGTATTTGGAGGAGACAAAGAAGTTACAACAACAACTATTATTAATGATACACGTTCAGCTGGTGTAGTAACAACTAATCCAGCGTATGTAATGAATGCAGAACAAACTGGTATTAAAGTTTGTATAGCACTTGCAGGACGAGTACCTGTTAAAGTAGTAGGTCGTGTTAAGAAAGGCGATATGCTGACAACAAGTGCAACTCCTGGATATGCTGTAAGAGCATTGAATCCAACATTAGGTGCTGTAATTGGTAAAGCATTAGAAGACAAAGACTACGGCGAAGCTGGAGTCATCCAAGTAGCTGTAGGGAGAGTATAATGACACAACAAACAATCAACATAGGCGCAAGCGCAAACGATGCAACTGGGGATCCGATACGTACTGCATTCAGTAAAGTAAATGCAAACTTTACTGATTTATATACTCAACTCGGTAATTGTGTAACAGCAAGTGGTCTTGCTAGTTCGCTAACCCCTTATGTTACAACTACCCAGTTGTCATCGACGTTAAGTTCTTATATACCTGGGCCTTATGCAAATGACGCGGCCGCGGCAACTCACAGCGTATCCGTAGGCTCGCCGTATTATCAGACTAGCGGACAGGTTTTTGTAAGATTAACATAATCGGTAAATATACTAAAGAGAATAAACATGGCCCAGCTAACAATTAACCTAGGATCTTACGCAAACGATGGTACAGGCGACGATTTACGCACGGCGTTTACCAAAGTTAACAGCAACTTTAATGATTTGTACTCGCAACTTTCTGGGTTGAACGGACAAAATATCGGATCAGGGACTGGTATATTTTCAGCAGATACTGCTGGAATTATGAATTTTAAAACTTTAACTAGCACAGGAAATACTGTTACAATTTCAAGCACTAGTAATACTGTTAATTTAGAATCAGTTACAAAAGTTCAAAGTGACCTTGTGCCCCAATTAGGTGGCAATTTAAACCTTGGCAATTACTATGTATATAATGGTAATATCCAGACCACCATTTGGGGACTTGATATACGAACATTGAACACACAAGTTCAAACATTACTAAGCACAGGACTTGGAGATCAAGGTACATTCCTTGCTCCGATAATAAACAATTTTGATTTAGGAACCTTTTAAGGTAGGAGAATAATAATGGCATTACAATTTAGACGAGGAACAAACACTGACAGGCTTACAATTACTCCTGCCGTAGGCGAACCATTATATACAACCGACACCCAGTTGTTATATGTAGGAGACGGTATTACAGCCGGAGGAAATTTAGTAAGCCATGTTAGTAGTGTAAATGGACTAACTGGGGCCGTTAGTTTAAATAGCGATCTAATTCCTGGCGGTTCTCATAATTTATATTTCACAAACACACTAGCCAATGACAGCGTTGGACAAATGATTGCGTCTGGTACATTGAATGGATTAACTGTTTCTTACAATTCTACCACTCATGCAATTACTATGTCTACAGTTAGTAATATACAGGCAGGAACTACAAATAGTCTAGCTTATTACGCATCAAACGGCACTACACTAAGTCCTAGTAGCAGTATTCAATGGACCGAAGGCGGAAACAATTTAAATATTACCAATGGTAATTATAGTTCAATTAGCAATTATTCTGGAGCTCAAAGTCTTACATTTAGTACGTATGCTAATAATGCACTTGGTAATAGCCTAGCATTTAGAAAAGCTAGAGGAACAAACATTACTCCTAGTGCAATACTATCAGGCGATACTGTTCAATATCTTAATTTTCAAGCATATAACGGAACATCATTTGAAAACGTTGCACAACTAATAGTAAACACTGTTGGAACTGTTACTAGTTCTATTGTACCTGCTGAAATAAAATTTTACACAAATGATGCGGCAACCGGCGCGGCAATGCCTAGATTAACATTGTCTGGTTTAAATTCTCCAGCAAGTTCAGTTACTATAGGCCCGTCATCTACTACAGACATAGGTAGCGGATCATTAATTATACGTCAAAGTAATATTTCTTCTTCGACACTTGCACCTTTAATTATATCAAATTACAATAGTGATACCAACGGTGCGGCCATAACTATGAGAAAATACAGAGGAACTTTTTTAAGTTATACCCCTGTATTACAAAATGATGTGCTAGCTCAAATTTCTGGTAAGGGTTACGATGGTACTTCGACTTCGTATGCCGCTCAGATACAAGTGATTGCCGATGGGTCTGTAAGTACTAATATTGTTCCAGGCGCTATTAGCTTCCTTACTGCTAATAATAGTGGCACGTTAACACAAGCATTAAAACTAGATCATTCACAAACAGCGTATTTTGGCGTAAACACTGCTAATAGCATTGTTAGTATTTTAGGAAATGGTACAAGTGGTACAGCAACCATAACATCAAATGTAACTACCGGTACTGCAAACTTATTTGCAGGCGTAACTGGTTCTGTAAACATTGGCGGAATTACATGGACTGGCGCTAATAATACTGCATTAATAATTAATAATGGCGGACTACAATTTAGTAGTGCTAGCTCGGTAGCGGCTGCTGGTACAAATCAAGGTACTGCTACACAATTATATGCTGATAACAACTTTATAACCAGCGGTACTGGTGGCGTTGTATTACCGGCGGCTACTACAGGTCGTGAAGTTTCAGTTACTAACAATACTGGCGCATCAATTAATGTATATCCACAAGGCACACATACTATTGAAAGTGGATCAGCTGGTGTACCTACCGTGTTGCCTAACTTGGCTACAATTAGTTTAATGGCTAAATCAGGTAACAACTGGTGGACTATTCAACCAGTTTATAATGGTGGAACTGGTGTTTCTATTACTCAAAGTGCTAACGGTACTGTTACTTGGAATATTGGACAAGCAGTTAGTACAACCAGTAACGTAACATTTGCCAATGTACAGACAACCGGATTGACACTACGTAACGTGAACTTTATTGCAGTTGCTAGTACAGCAACTTATGCCTTAAGTACTACAACAAGCTACAACGTACTAGTAGTAAGTAATACAGGTTTAACTGTAACTGTAACAATGCCTCCGAGCCCAGTTGATCAACAGCTATGTAGTTTTACTATTGCATCTAATACTGTATCAACACTTAATATGACCGCAGGCCCAACTGTTATACCTCCATTTAATGGTAGTACAAATGTAACATCGGGAACTGTTTATCAATATGTATATCGTGCAAGTACTTCTACTTGGTATAGAAATTAATCTTAATGGAGCATGATTGATGGCTTTAAATGTCTGGACTGTAAGTTCTGGTATAAGTCTAGGGACATTTCCCGAAGAGCTAACACTCACTGTTGCGCTACCGGTACATAACACTACTGGAATAACATTTAGTGTTATTTCAGGATCGTTGCCCGGTGGTGTGCGTATTAACGGGACCAGTATCGCTGGAAATCCATATATTGTAGCTAATAATACAACTCATAGTTTTTGTATACGTGCTACCGACGGAGTTCAAATTTCAGATCGTAGTTTCTTTTTGACTATTACTGGAAACAATCAGCCTGAATTTGTTACTGCACCCGGCGATTTACCTATCGGACCCTCTCAACAATTTTATGTATTAGACAGTTCATATGTAAATTATCAAATAGAAGCATTTGATTTAGATACAGCAGTAGGACAAACACTTACATATTTTATTGCCAGTAACGATGGTGCATTACCCGCTGGGTTAACATTAAGTCCATCAGGTGTTATTTCTGGATTCATTGAACCAACTTTAAAAATTACACCAGAAGACGGCGATGGAACTTACGACAACAGTTATTTTGATGCAGTAGCATACGATTTTGCAAATAAACCAACAGATGGTTTTGATAGTTACAAATACGACGACGTGTTTTATGATTACAATTTATCAGCGGCACCTCCAACATCATTAAATGCAAACTATCAATTTAGAGTTACACTAACTGACGGTGTTAGTTATGCACAACGTATTTTTAAAATATTTGTTGTAGGCAATGATCAATTCCGTGCAGATAATACTGCATTTAACGGAGTAGCAGATGATTTTACCAGTGATGCTACTTACTTAAGAGCTCCGGTTTGGATCAGTAACAGTAATTTAGGTTTGTTTAGAGCCAATAACTATCTAACTATCCCACTTGCGTTGTATGATACTACCGCAGTTATTTTCAGATTAGAAACAACTAATGCCGAAGTGTATGCGGTTAGCTATCGTGTAGATTATCCAGATAACACAAAAGGTGGAAACTCATTAACTGTTGGAAATGTTAAAGGAACTATAACATCGGGTCAATACTTAACATTTGACAACTACTTAGATGGTGCGTCGGGCACAGTTTATGAAATCGAATCTGTTACAACATTAGTAAATGGTCAATACAGAATTACATTATACACTAATTTAGAATTAGATATTCCTAACGGCATTCCATTTTATATCGGATCACTTAGCGAATTACCAGTAGGTGCTAAATTTGATATCGAATCAGGTTCTGTATATGGAAGATTACCTTATCAGCCAGCCGTAACAGAAAATTATAAATTTACTGTGACAGCCACTAGATTAGGTGACACCATTGATGAATATTTGTATGCTAGTAAAACATTTACCCTTTCTGTTATCGGAGATGTAGATAGTGTTATCACTTGGAACAGCAATAGTCCTGCTAATTTAGGAATTATACCAGCAAACTATGTATGTACCTTAGCGGTAAGTGCAACTACAACTGTACCGAACGCGGTAGTAATTTATGAATTAGTCGGTGGAAGTTTGCCGCCCGGGTTGTCATTAAATCTCGATGGTGAAATTATTGGCACAACAAACCAATATAAAAATACTGCTACCGGTGAATTAGGTCTCACAACATTTGATATGGGGGCTATGACCTTTGATGGCAATAGTACTCTTATAGACCGTGTGTTTGTTGCGTCTATCAAAGCAAGAGATCAATTCAATTACAGCGCCATTACTCGAGATTTTACAATCATAGTAAGCACACCAAATAACGTAGCTTATAGCAATATAATCACAAAACCTTATTTGAAATCTGCACAAAGAAATGCATTTAAAGCATTTATTACCGATGATACAATATTCACTCCTAGTAGCATTTATCGTCCTAATGATTCAAACTTTGGTGTTCAATCTGATTTATCAATGTTAGTGTATGCTGGAATTCAAACACAAGATGCGGCTGCCTATATAGGTGCAATAGGTCTTAATGTTAAACAAAAACGATTCCAATTTGACAGTGTTAAAACAGCACAAGCAATAGATCCTAACACAGGTAATGTTGTATACGAAGTGGTATATGTACAAATGGTTGATCCTATGGAGCCTGACGGAAAACATTTACCTCTTAAAGTTACTAGCGATGGATTTGATTCAGACAACATAACAGTAGACAACAGTATTAATTTTTTCCAACAAAATTCCGCAGATCTTAATGCAAATGCTCCACAAAGTTTGAGAGACTTGCCTATGGTCACTGTGGACAGCACAGGTTACGAAGTAAGTAACCCAGCCCCTGATACGTTCTTTCCCAATAGTATCACGTTATGGCAGGAAAGATTGAGTGTTGTAGGTGAATCCGAGAGTAATTACTTGCCGTTATGGATGCGAAGTATTCCATCGGGTAGTAAAGCACAATTAGGGTACGTGCTAAGTGTTCCGCTATGTTTTTGTAAGCCAGGAACTTCTTCCAAAATTTTAACAAATATCGAATTTAGTGGGTTCGAATTCAATGCTATAGATTACACAGTTGACCGTTTCATAATAGACGCAGTTACCGGTTATCTAGGCGATAAATATCTAGTATTCAGAAACGATAGGATAACTGTATGACAAGTCAAATAAATTACTCAGCAATTAGCACAACTTACCCAGTAGCGGGCCAAGACAATGATAGTCAAGGATTTCGCGATAATTTTACCGCTATTGCTGCCGCGTTAGCTTCTGCGCAATCAGAGATTACAGATTTACAAACTAAAGCTGTAACTACTGCTACACTTAATTTGACTGATTCAAATACGTTTACTGCTACTCCAACTGTAAACAATTTGCTAGGAAGCACAATTGCCAACGGATTGTTTAATGAATTTTACGGCGTATTTTTCAATGGTGGAACAATTCCAGTTTCAGCAAACATTGATTTAACAAATGGTCCTATACAAAAATTTACATTATCAGGAAATGCTACACTGACATTTACCAATTGGCCAACTGCTGGACAATATGGACTTGTTCGAGTTATGTTAATCGGAGATCAAGTTTCTACTCGTACGGTAACTTTAAGTAGTTCCAACGCAGGCACTATTAGAACAGCCACAGGATGGTTAGGGCAAGCATTTAGTACCACTGCAACTGCAACTGCAATAACTGGATTTACTACAGCTACTACTTCGTTCATCACCGGTACAACTTTAACTGTGATTAGCACAGGTACTACATATTCTGGCGGCATCACAAGTCCTACAGTTGGAATGACTTTATCAGGAACAGGTGTCACTTCTGGAACTTATATTACCGCTGTAAACAATGCATCATTTTCAGGAACGATTACTGGAACTACACTAACTGTTAATACTGTATCAGCTGGTGCAATTAGTGTTGGAATGGCAATTACCGGTACTGGCGTAACCGCTGGAACATATATCAGTGCATTAGGAACAGGCATGGGCGGTATTGGTACTTATACTGTTAGTGCTAGTCAAACTGTTGCTACAACAACTGTCATGTCTGGATCAAGTTATACACTCAACAACAGTTTAACAGTTTCTGGTGTTGCTATTTCCGGAACTGGCAATTTAGTAACTGTTGGATCAACAGTTAACATGGTTGTTAATACTCCATTGTCTTTCACTAGCACACTTGGTAGTTTAACTACTGGAGTATATTATGTACTTGCTGTTATCAGCGGAACAACTGTAGTTGTTGGTCAGGCTAATATTTTAGGTGGCCCTGCAACAACTGTAACAAATACTACCGGAACAGCTAGTATAACCAGTAGTGCAAATACTGTTACATTAGGCACCATTGGTTTATATCAAGTTATCGATGCATGGTCTGTTGACGGTGGGGCAACTGTGTTTATTAAATTGTCAGGTACTTATTAATGCATCCATTAGCTGGAGATTTTTCAAATCTTAAAGATTCCGAAATAGAATCTAAAATTACTGATTTGACTAAAAAGTATTTTATGACTACTAATACAGCAGTTAAAACTCAAATTGCTAGTTTATTAGAAGATTATAAACAAGAAATTGGCAAACGTAGAAAACTACAATTGGATAAATTGATGTCCAATCGAGATAAAACACTTGACAATTTAATTAAAGTCAACTAAAATATAGGCTATGCGCCTAGATAAATTCGGTAATCCTATTTTTAATTCCGTCGATATATTCAAATTCCTATATCAAGGAAAGTTAACCAACCTCAAAGATCTTACAGTAGATTATACTGAAGACATTGAACAGTTGCAGGAAACTGCTGGCTTTTCGTTTCATCGGTTTAATGAACAAATAGAATCTATTGACATAGCAGACTTTGATCAAGCTCTACAAAGTGACTGGTTTATGCCAGAAGAATATCGAGATTTCGATGTAAAAGAATGGTGTTTAAATCGATGTACAACTCCAGAGCAAATTGCCCGGGTTAATGCTGAAATGACTGCTTACCAAGAACGTCATATGATTCCACTACTACAATGGACTAAACATTTTGTGGATACTTGCAACGAAAATGGCATAGTATGGGGTGTAGGAAGGGGTTCTAGTGTAGCTAGTTTTGTGTTATATTTGCTAGGTGTACATCAAATAGATTCTGTCAAATATAATTTAGACTGGCAGGAATTCCTGAGATAAGTAATATTATAATCTTAAGGAGATTAATATGGCAATGAAAGAACAACAACGTAAAGTGTATAAAAGTGCTAGAGGCAAAGAAGTTGACTTGAACAAGTTAATTGCCAAAAACGAATTAACACTTGCAGTAGGAAATGCTAAGGTAAACGCTCGTGGGGACAAAATTGGCCCAGGCGGCAAAATTATCAAAAAAGAGCAACTACAAGCTAGTAGTACAGGAATTCCTGATCAAATTAGTTCACCGGATGGCAATTAATGAGTAGGAAAGTATTATTAAGCAAATTAAAGCCGATCCGTAATAATATTATTGTTACTGATATGAACTTTGATGAAGTAAAAACCAAAAGTGGTATTGTTATTCTCAGTGATGACGGTAAGTCCGAAGGTGTTAGACACCGTTGGGGTAAAGTGCATGCAGTTGGGCCTGAACAAAAAGACGTAAAAGCAGGCGAATGGATTTTACTAGAGCATGGCCGTTGGAGTCGCGGATTTACTGTGTTAGATGACGATGGCAATGATATTGTTATTCGCCGTGGTGATCCGAACGCAATTTTAATAGTCACTGACGAAAAGCCAGAAGAAAACATGTTGAATACACACGGATCTCATTCTAAAGTGTCACACGCAACATTCGATCCTAGTACATTTGCTAGACCAAGTTTCGAACAATAAACTATTACATCGAGCAACAGGGCTATTGACTAGCCCTGTTTTCACCTGTATAATGTATTAAAGGAGAAAAGTATGGAAATTCAACCTAAAGACACAAGTCAAGGTCATTTTTATGTAAGCCTGGCAAAAAGTTTCCTGCGATTAACCGCATTTGTAACACTATTCCTAGCAGGCTCAGATCCTGTTTTGATGGGAGCATGGCTTAAAGTATCAGCGGGCTTTTTAGGTCTAGCTGAGTGTTTAGGAATTTTAGAGGAATTAGTATGAGAGAACTATGGGTAGAAAAATATCGTCCTAATACTATCGATGGATATGTATTCAGAGATGCGCATCAAAAAGAACAAGTCCAAGCATGGATCAAACAAAAATCAATTCCGCATTTATTGTTTAGTGGAAATGCTGGTATCGGTAAAACTACCCTTGCTAAAATTTTGTTTCACGAACTAGACTTAAACGATTTAGATATTTTAGAAATTAACGCTAGTAGAACAAATAGCGTAGAAGATGTTAGAGATAAAATTGTAAACTTTGTCCGGATGATTCCATTCGGAGATTTTAAAGTAGTACTATTAGACGAGGCGGACTATTTGTCCCCAAATGCTCAGGCGGCCTTGCGTGGAGTTATGGAAGAATATCACACCACTGCACGTTTTATTCTTACTTGCAACTATCCTAACCGTATTATTCCTGCTTTACATAGCAGATGTCAGGGATTCCATATCGAAAGAGTGGACATTACAGAGTTTACTGCTCGTGTTGCTACTATCTTAGTAGAAGAAAATGTCGAATTCGACTTGGATACACTGGACACATTTGTCAAAGCAACGTATCCAGACTTGCGTAAGTGTATTAACACCGTTCAAATGAACAGTTTAGATGGTAATTTGCACAGTCCAGAGAAAGGTGATACTGGTGAACAAGATTATAAACTAGAAATGGTTGCATTATTCAAGGCAGGAAAGATTGCCGAAGCACGTAAACTAGTATGCAGTCAGGCTCGTCCAGAAGAAATGGAAGAAGTTTATCGTTGGTTGTACGATAACATAGAAATTTTCGGTGAAGAGTCTGTACAAGACAAAGCAATCTTGATTATTAAACAAGGTTTAGTAGATCATACACTAGTAATTGATCCAGAAATTAATCTTGCGGCTACTTTAATTCGATTAAGTTATCTCTAAGATGTTTCAAATTCCAGAGTTTACAAAATTACCAATTATTATAATAAGCCCTCCAAGATGTGGTAGTGGGGCACTTGGGCATCATTTAGAAAAAACATTAGAGGTAAGATTTTTTAACGAGCCTAACTACACTCCTGATCAATTGGCAGAGTTTTTAGAATTCTCTAAAACAACTAATCGTTATATTTTAAAAATTCTAGGTAGTAGCATAGCAAGTATGCCTGATTGGTATATGGAAAAGGTATTTTCTCCAGAATGTTTCACTATTAAATTAAAAAGAAATAGCATAATATTTCAAATAGCCAGTCATTATGTTGCATATTTTCGAAATATGTGGTTTTATTCCGATAAACAATCGGAAGGCGATAATTATAATCGCCCTATTGATATTGATTTAGAAAAAATCGACTATTGTATAAACATGGTAAAGTATGATAATAATATTGTCAACAATCTTCAAACAGATGCAACCATGGTGTACGAAACATTCTCTCCATTATTACACCCTCAGGTACTAGCGGTAAAAACTCCTTACCCATCTAATTATCCATTAATTATAAATGCTGTTACAGAGAGATATAAATGACACAACGAATATTAATTATGGGATTGCCAGGTGCTGGTAAAACCACACTAGCAGAGCGATTGCGATCTTGTTTAGATGCACACGATAAAAAGACTGTTTGGCTTAATGCTGATAGAGTTAGATCGGAATACAATGATTGGGATTTTAGTGAAGCGGGCAGAATTAGACAAAGTAATCGTATGCGTGAGCTTGCTGACAAACTTGATGGTGATTATGCTATTGCTGACTTTGTTGCACCTTTAGTTGAGATGCGTAACAACTTCAAAGCAGATTGGACTATCTGGGTAGATACTATTAGGGAAGGACGTTACGCAGATACTAATGCCATGTTCCAAGAACCTGAGATATACGACTTTCGCATTACAGAACAAGCGGCAGAAAAATGGGCAGACTTTATTGCTGAACATATTTTGTATAATCGTAGACGTCCTGTATTTGATTGGAAGAAGGAAACTGTACAGATGCTAGGACGTTGGCAACCGTGGCACGATGGTCATCGCGCATTATTTGAACGTCTGCTTGAACGCACAGGACAAGTTGTTATTCAAGTACGTGATGTACAAGGATGGCAAGGTAGTAATCCATTTGAAGTAGAAAAAGTCAAATCGTTTATCAAACGTGACTTAGACCCGTTATATCAAGGACAGTATGAAATACAAGTTGTTCCTAACATTGTACATATTGGATGGGGACGTGGTGTTGGATACACATCCGGCGAAGAAACATTTGATGAAACAGTAACCGATATTAGTGCTACTAAGATTCGTAAAGAGTTGGGTATCTAAATACGAAAATGAATTGCTAGTAATTAGAAAGGGCTCCCTAGAGCCCTTTCACTGACAATCTAAAGTATTTCTACTTTATTCTCCATAAACCGCTAACACCTCCTTCACGGCATTATGGCGTTCGATGTCTTGAGCATCAAATTGAATTATATCAATATGCTCTAAATATTCTTGTTTGTTGAGTAGGTTGCAAAAATCAATCAGACCATTATCGCTCAATCGGTCTGCTTGTGCCAAATCTCCTGTTACTACCATTTTACTTCCCTCTCCTAGACGGGTTAGTAGCATTTTCATTTGATTTACTGTGGCATTTTGCATTTCATCTGCAACTATGTATGCGTTCTTAAATGTGCGTCCACGCATATACGCAAGTGGGCTTATCTCGATAACACCTTCCTCTAGCATTTTTGCTATTTCCTTAGTTTGATAGTATTCGCCCAAGACATCAAATATAGGTCTTGTCCAAGGTGCCATCTTTTCATTTAAGTCACCTGGTAAAAATCCTAAATCCTCATCTACGGACACGGCGGGTCTTGTCACAATTATCTTATCAACCTTGCCTTCCTGAAATAACTTAACCCCGAACTGTACAGCCAACATGGTTTTACCCGTGCCGGCAGGACCAATAGCAAGTACTATGCTAGTGGACTCTGAATACAATTTGCTGAGATAGAGTTTTTGATTGGCATTACGTGCATTAATGCTCACACGTTGCTTTTTCGCCGGAAGATACGGCTGGAAATCAATTATGTTAACTTCTGATGTAAAACGCTTTTTCACTCGTTGTTTACTCATTAAAGTTGCTCCTACTTTACTGTTAAAGTAGGACTTGTAGTGACCGCCTTTGATAACTACAGAGGTCCTACACTATTATTTAACGAATACGCAAAATAATAAAGTGTTATGTTATGATTTCAAACCAGCTAAATAAACTATAGAGGAACCGCTATGCACCACGATATATTAGACGTTATACGCAACATTGAAGATCTATATGAAAACAACAGTAGCCTTGCTGTTTTGAAGGATTTTGAACGAGTTTTTGAAGAGATGGACATGTATGTCTACGAAAACTGGGAAGATGGTGAGCTAGCATACGGTCCTAAAGTTGATCGTCATTGGATTACAGCTGGGTTTATGTGGGAAAATAATAAAATGCCTAACCCAGTTGCCGCAAAGCGTTTAACAGAATTAGGCTGTAAAGTAACTTATCAAAAAAGCCATTTGTTAGAACCACGCAAGATTCGTACTAAAGAAGATATTCGCCCTAATAGCAAAAAGGGTAAACTAGATCGCAAACCTATATGGATCGTAGAAATTACTATGCCTAAGAAAGTGGCATTCGATGTATATAAAGGTTACATGGATAAATTAAAGAACGAAAATAAAGAACCTGCAAGCGCACCAAGCGGCGGAACACCTCCACCAGGAGCACCGGCACCAGCGGCGGCACCAGCTCCTGGAGCACCAGGAGCACCGGCAGCAGGAACAGGCGGCGGTGAAGGAGCACCAGTATGAAAATAGCAGAAAGTCTACGACCCGACGACCTCCGCGACCTAGTTAAAAAAGTTTTTGAAATTGATAATTTTAAAAGTAAAGTAGGCGATGACGAAGACGTTTGTGTATTAAGTTTTACTGTTGACTCTGAGGATCCTGCGAAAGATTTAGAAAATTTTATCGAGATGGGTTACAATTTTGTACTAGATGCAGATTGTACCGAAGGCGAATTAGATGATGGCAAGTATCGTGTATACGTTGAAATAGAACGTGGCAGACACCTTGCAGAACAAATATTTGAAATAGTAGAAGGCGTTAAAAAAGTAACAGGATTAGATTCTTTACGTTTCCGTTATTTTAAAAATTTTAAAAGCGAAGAAGCTACTTTAGAAAATTTATCTGCTACAGTACCAGCTGATAAAAATGCGTATAAAATTGCAACTTCAGAAAATAATTTAAATAATTTTTCTGAATTTTTTAAACGTAGCTATGCAGACAGTATTGAATTGTTAGATGAATCTATTTCATTTAGCAGAATTTATAGTGGAACTGTAACATTTGACATTATAAATAGTGGTAATAAGAAAGATGTATACGACACAATCAAAGGTCCAATCATATTAGAAAGTAAAGACATGGCTGAAGTTATGTTTTTAACAAAAGTTATCGGTAATTATAATATTAATAAAATTAGCGATATGTTTATATTTGAAAATAATGACTGGGCCGTTGTACTAAAAAGGAAATCCTAATGGCAGACTCATTCAATTTCGACTTTACACAAGACAAACTAACAGCAATTTTACAAAACAATCCATACAGTCAACACTGGTATGAAGCATTGTGCAAAATTTTGCCTGATTACGATATTAATACCGTTCCACGTGTTGCGGCATTTTTAGGACAAACCATGGTAGAAAGTGCAGGATACAAAGCACTAGTAGAAAATTTAAACTATCGTCCAGAAACATTAGTTAAAATTTGGCCAAGTCATTTTCCTAATATGGAAGTAGCTAACCAATATGCTCACAATCCAGAGCGTATTGCTAACAGAGCGTATGCAGGACGTATGGGCAATGGTCCAGAAGCATCTGGAGATGGATGGAAGTTTTGTGGTCGCGGATTAATTCAAATTACCGGAAAAGATAATTATAATCGTTTTGCCGAAAGTATCGACACTCCATTAGATGATGTTCCGGAATTTTTAGGAACTTTCGAAGGTGCTATACAAAGTGCTTGCTGGTTTTGGGAAAATAACAATCTTAACGAACTAGCAGATGCGCAAGACATTTTAGCTATGACTAAAAAAATTAATGGTGGTACACTAGGCTTAGAAGAACGTACTCAACACTATCGAAACGCATTACAAATATTGGGCGGATAATGCTTACTTGGATATTTGAACAGCTAGTCGGTGATTTACCTAACTGGATATGGCCGGCTGTAGCAGGTGCCGGGCTTGCTATGTATTTCTTTGCAGGAATACTAAGTCACATTCCCACATTTAAACCTTATACGTTTTTTATCAAACCTGTTGGTTTATTAATTACATTTGCAGGTATCTTCTTATTTGGCGGTAGTGGTGTAACTGCAATTTATAAAGAACAAGCAGAAGAATTAAAACAACAACTTGCAGTGGCAAAACAAGCTAGTACAGATGCAAATGCCGCACTTGATAAAAAATCAGCTAATCAAGCTAAAATAGTACACGATGTACAAATAGTTTACAAAGAGCGTATTAAAGAAGTTGAAAAGAAAATAGATGCAGATTGTAAAATGGATCCTGAAGCAATTGGTATTTTAAACAGTTCAGCTAAGAATCCTTTTAAAACTGGGGCTGTTACAGTTACCGGAGAATCAAAATGAAGAAACTAGTTATATTTTTGTCAGTGATTCTTTCTGCATGTGCATCTAATAACATGACTCATGTTACTGAAACGTTTCCCGAAGCACCTGCAAGTTTAAAAACACCATGCCCAGACTTAGCAGAAGTTGATCCTAACACCACTAAACTAAGCGATGCACTGAATGTAATTACTACTAATTACGGACAGTATTATGTGTGTAAAGGTACTGTAGACGACTGGATAGAATGGTACAACGCCCAACAGAAGATATTCAATAGTATCAAATAAATACATACATAATTGACAAAGGAGCGGAAATGTCAGAACATGTAAGCAAGAGCGAACAAAAAAAAGAAGACTGGATGAACAGTAAGTGGCGTCCAATGATGGGTTGGATGTACATGAGTATTTGTATGTTTGACTTTATGGTGGCCCCTGTACTTTGGAGTATGTTACAAGCATATTTCCACGGTGGCGTTAATACTCAGTGGCAACCTTTAACATTGCAAGGCGCTGGATTATTTCACTTGGCAATGGGTGCAGTATTAGGTATTGCGGCTTACGGTCGTACACAAGAAAAATTAAATGGTGCTGAAAGTGGCGGCATTGGTAACTTTGGTCCAAACGCAGGAACAACTTATATTCCTCCCGGATCACAAGCAAATATTAATGTAGGTAACAGACCTCCTGCACCAAGTTTCGGCGGATCAAGTTATGGAAGTACTCCTAGCTTTGGAAGTACTCCTAGCTTTGGAAGTACTCCTAGCTTTAATAACACTCCAAGTTTTACACCTGCGCCTGCGCCAGTTATTAACATTACAGAAAATAACACCAACGCTAGTTCAAGTATGTCATCTGCGCCAGCTGTGCCAATTAGTTCTAAAGGGCACAAGATGGTTCCGGCAGCACCCCAACCAGAACTCTAAGGAAAACAAAATGAAAAAAATATTAGCAATTTTAGTAGCAAGTTGTGTTTTGGCAAGTCCAGTAATGGCTGCTGAAAAAAAGGCAGTTAAAGCGCCTGTCAAAAAAGAAGTAAAACACCATAAGAAATTTGATGGAACTACAATGGCAGGTACTAAACCGGACACTCCAGCAAAGAAAAAGTAATCAATTCTTTGACAGGCTTCATTAAAGATAGTATAATTACTATATTAATGGAGCTTTTTTACGACTATGATTGATTATTACCAAACACTAGGTGTTAGCGAAAATGCTAGCCCAGACGAAATTAAAAAAGCATACCGAAGCTTGGCTAATAAACATCATCCAGACAAGGGTGGAGATCAAGCCAAATTCAAAGATATATCAGTCGCTTATGATAACCTAAGCGATCCGCAAAAGAAAGCCGAATACGATCAGCAACGTATGTATGGCAATGGTCCTCAAGTTAGATTTCACACTGACGGATTTGACCCGTTTGGCCATATGTTTGGGCAAGGCTTTGGCCAAGGACATCCATTCGGAGACATATTTGGACGTATGCATCCTCAAGCTCAACGAAGAAATCGTGATTTAAATATCCAATGTTCTATTAGTTTTATCGATTCGTTTAACGGTAAACAACTAGAAGCAAATTACAATTTGCCTAGTGGCCGAAATCAAAATGTAGTTATTAATGTACCAGCAGGTGTTACACATGGCGATACTATACGATATCCTGGATTAGGTGACGATAGTGTGCAAGGTGCGTCTCGTGGAAATCTCAATGTTACAATTTTAGTCATCCCAGATCCTGCATACGACCGTCGAGGAGACGATGTATATACTAATGTAGAAATCAGTCCTATTGAAGCTATGATAGGTTGTAAAAAGAAAATCAAAACCTTAGCAGGTACTACGTTAGATTTAGAGATACGAGGCGGTGTTGAAACTGGTACTGAATTTGCTAGTCATGGAAACGGATTCCCAAATGTAAACTCTGGCCGTAAAGGAAGGTTTATTTCAGTTGTTAAAATTAAAACTCCTACCATTGTTGATCCAGTAATAATAGAAAGATTGCGACAATTAGATGCTGAACTTAGTAAAAGACAATGATCCTGTCTTAAAACAAATTGCAGATCCGTGGGATTTTGAAAAAGATCCAGATGCTAAAGAATTTGAAATAGACATGGTTCAAACTATGATCACTTCAAACGGTCGTGGGCTTGCCGCTAATCAAGTAGGTATTACAAAAAGAGTTTTTGCTATTCATCTAGATGGGCAGGTTCCTTTTTGTATGTTTAATCCTAGGATATTAATTGTCGACAATAACCAACCGCTAGTAGAAGGTGAGGAAGGCTGTTTAAGTTTTCCAGAATTATGGCTTAAGGTAAAAAGATATAGTTCACTTACTGCCGAATACTTTGACAGAAGCGGAAATAAGTGTATAATAGAATTAAAGGGCATGGACGCTAGATGTTTCCAACATGAATTGGATCATTTAAATGGAGTTTGTTTTACAAACAAGATTAGTCCATTAAAGTTAGCATTAGCAATTAAAAAACAAAGGAAACGTAATGGTAGAACCAAGTGATAATTTACAAGCAATATTTGAGCAAGCAATTGATACTGCTAAAAAATTGCATCACGAATACTTAACAATAGAACATTTATTGTTTGCTATGCTGATGGAAGATGGGTTTGCCGGTACTTTAAAAAGTTTCGGTGCTAACGCAGACGAATTGAAAAAAGAATTAACCGACTACTTACAGAATAAGTGTGGAGAAATTACCATACAAGATGTTGTAGTTAAACCTAAAAAGACACAAGCAGTTGAACGTGTACTTAATCGTGCGTTTACACAAACCTTGTTTAATGGGCGTCAACGCATAGAGCCTACTGATATTTTTGTAGCCATGATGGGCGAAAAACGCAGTTGGGCACAATATTACATTCAGAAATCCGACATTGATAAAGATAAGTTTAACGACTTTGTTAATAACAATGTTGAAGCGGCAGAAGAAGATGGCCCGGCAGATAGCCAAGGCGAACGTGCATTGGCCGCATTTACTTCTAACTTGAATGACATGGTTACTAAAAAGAAAGTAGACCCTGTTATTGGACGTATAGACGAACTAGAAAATATTGCACTAGCATTAGGTCGTCGCAGTAAAAACAATGTTATTTTAGTAGGAGATCCAGGTGTAGGTAAGACTGCTATTGCAGAAGGACTTGCTTATAACATCGTGAACGGTGCTGTTCCTGATTTCCTTAAGGATTATAAAGTATACAGTTTAGATATTAGTGCTATGCTTGCTGGTAGCAAATATCGCGGAGACTTTGAAGAACGCTTCAAGCATGTTATTAAAGCTCTACAAAAGAAAGGTAAGACTGTGCTGTTCATCGACGAGGCACACATGATCTCTGGCGCAGGATCTGCTAGCAACTCTGCTAACGATCTCGCTAATATGATGAAACCTGCTCTAAGCAAAGGCAACATTAAAGTTGTGGCAAGTACTACTTGGGAAGAATATCGCAAGCACTTTGAAAAGGATCGTGCGTTGATGCGTCGTTTCCAACGCATTACTGTTGACGAGCCTACACAAGAAATGTCTGTTAGTATTTTACAAGGTATTAAAAAGTACTACGAAACATTCCACAACGTTAAGATTCGCAACGATGCAATTCAAGCGGCTGTTAAATTGTCAGTTAAGTATCAAACAGACAAAAAACTACCAGACAAAGCAATCGATTTGATCGATGTGGCATGTAGTCGTTTTAATCTTAAACTAGCAGATGACCGTGTTATTGGCGAACGTGAAATTCAATACGAACTTGCTAAAATGATTCAAATGCCTGAAGAAAAAATCATGGAAACTGAATCTAGCAACCTTGCTACTCTACAAGATAACCTTGTAGCTGAAGTTTATGGTCAAGATCTTGCTCTAACAGAAATTGTTGATAAGATTATTGTTGCACAAGCCGGACTTAAATCCGAGAACAACCCTATTGGTTCATTTGTTTTCATGGGTCCAACTGGAACTGGTAAGACTGAAACTGCTAAATCACTTGCTAAACACTTAGGTGTTAAGTTGTTACGCTTTGATATGAGTGAATATCAAGAGAAGCATAGCATCTCTAAGCTAATCGGTAGCCCTCCAGGTTATGTTGGCTTTGAAGAAAACGCAGGTTTGTTGATTACACAGATTCAAGAGAATCCTAATGCTGTATTGTTGTTTGACGAAGTAGAAAAATCACATCCAGATGTATCAACTGTGTTGCTACAAATGATGGATAATGGTTTTATTACAGGTTCAAATGGAAAACAAGCAGATTGCCGTAACTTAATTCTTATTCTTACTACAAATGCTGGTGCTCAAGATGCTGAAAAGAACACTATTGGATTTGGTACTCAAGAAAAAGACTACAGTGACAAGGATCTTAAGAAGTTTTTCACTCCTGAGTTCCGTAATCGCTTAGATGGTATTATTACATTCAATAAACTAGCTAAAGAAACAATGACTAAAATCGTTGTTAAATTTATAGACGAGTTACGTGCTCAAGTTAAAGATAAAGGTATTAAGGTCAAACTAGATAAGGAAAGTACTAATTGGCTTATTGCCAAAGGATTCGATCCTAAAATGGGTGCTCGTCCATTACAACGTGTAATTGATAAAAAAATCAAACGTCCTCTAGCAAAAATGATGCTATTCGGTGATTTGAAAAACGGTGGAACTTTGTCTATTACTGTTGCAGATGATGCATTGGTGCTGATTCCAACTCCTAAAGGTCCTAAATTACCTTTGCTAACAGTTGATTCTGCAGAATCGGTAGATACTGAACAACATGTTGTATAAAACTACTAGAAGTTTATTCCGGGGGCTATACCAGTACAAAATAGTATTGGTATGCGCCGGTGCATCTATGTTTCGAAGTGGAGATTGGTCTGCTACTTTTGAAGAATTAAAAAAGATTAATTTAAATAAAAATTCTTTAAAGTATAATGCACACATTAAATCAAAAGATGATTTAGATTATGCTCTAAATCTTGCAAATACACTTAGTCGTATGCAAGATTTAGATGTACGGGTAGAAAGTCCGTGGATTTCGATTTATTCAAACTCTAAAAAAGACATAGATACGCTATCTAAACTAGATAAACTTAAAGTAAAATATGTTTCAATGCCTGCTCCTAACAGCAGTCTTACTGAAAATACCATTGTTATGCCCAAGATGAACTATGAATTTCGTATTACTCTTGGAAAAACTAATCATGAAAATAGTTCTTTTATATCATGGGCTGAAACTAATAAAAAATGCAAGTTAACTAAGAGTTGCATTAGAGATTTACAAAAAACACGCAGTTGGGGCGGCACACACTTTTATATCACTGGTGAAAATAACTTACTGCTAGCTAAAATGCATCTGGGCGGAAGCATAGCTAAAGTAGAGCGGATAGTTAAAAATTAAACGCAGGTTTGATAGAAGCAAAAGCGATAAATACTCTAACCGCAGTGTTTTCCTGTCGGCTGTTAAAAAGAGTTAAAAATGCGCATACAAGAGCTATTAGAAGGCAGATATTTCGATGATTTAAAGTTTGTCAAGCATACTGCTGATAAACGAGAAATCGATTACGATTTACCCGATGATTTAATACATTTCATGCATAATGACGATGATATATATCGCCGCCATTTTTTTCCAGCCATTGCTGATTGCATTGACCGAATAAAAGCTAAAAAATCAACTGACTCTGATATTTTTAAACCAGTAGTAGAAAAAAGTTATAAAATATACATTAGGAAATTTCCTATTAAAGAATTACCAGATACATTAGACAAAAAAATGTGTGAACGTATTTGTAACCAAGTACACGATGACGTACTTAAAGACATCAAAGATGATGTGTATAAGGATTAATTGTGTTACTAAGAGAGTTATTTTTACGAGAAAATAAAGATGCTGAACCTGTTAAAAAGAAAGTAGGTAGAGCATTTAATCACCCCGAAGATTTAACATTTATGAATGGTAGCCAAGGCGCTATCAAGGCATTGGAACATATCAAAGCTATAGGTGGCAATTCAAAAGGTGTGAGATTAAAATGGGATGGTGCTCCTCAAGTATATTGGGGATGGTACTGGAATCCTGAAACTGCAAATCATCAATTTATAGTAGCAAACCATAATGGTTGGTTGCGTGGTGGCAGTGGCACTAGTGATGTCAGCGAATTTACAAACCAACATGGTATACGTAACTTCATTTTAAATCGAAGTGGAAGTCCTAAATCAGCAGAAGAACAACAGCAAAGAGAAATGTTTGCTAGTGAGTTTTCATTCCTACACCCGTTATTAGAAAAAGCTACTAAAAAGCCAGGCAAAAATAAAAGTTTATTTTTCTATGCAGATGGATTATTTTTAAAGAAGCCTATGGTTGATGCACGTGGTGTATACAATTTGCATCCTAATCCAAAAAGCCAAACTATTTATCATATCGCACAGGATACTGAATTAGGTCAACGAATATCTAAGGCGCATGCTATGATGGTAGGGCATGGTATGTTTACAGAGTTTGGTTCGCCTGATGAAGCACAAAAAGCTGTAGAAGATTTTACACCTTACATTGATAACAACGTGCAAGATGTAATTGTGTTAGGTCCATACTATACACAAATACAACCACAAATAGATACATCTGCTATTAATGGTGTTGAAAAACGAATTAGCAAGCATGCCGGTGAGATTGATGGATTATTAAGTCCATTACCAGGTGTTGCTGGATTTAAGAATATAATCTATCGTTATGTAAACACTATGGCTAAGGAAGGTAACTTACATAATGTAACTCATAATTTTATGAACTGGATTCAGACTAACACTAATGTAGTCAGTCCTGGACAATATCAAAAAATTGCAGAACGTGTAAATCAATTCCCTGGCGGATTAACTGCAATGTTTAGTTTATTTTCTGATATTATGAATCTTAAGAATCAGATTATTGCACAACTAGACGCAGATCCTGGCGAAATTAAAGTTACCAACAGCGAAGGTTGGGTACATTACGACAAACGAGGTAGTGAACATATTAAACTTGTTCCTCGTCATGACATCGAAACGCCAACAGGCAATACTATTCCGGCTTGGGTACCATGAGATTAAGACAACTATTCGAAACCGCACATCATAAAGCAACCGTGGCATTTTGCTTTGGTCGATTCAATCCTGCACATCAAGGACATGCTAAAGTATGGGAAGCAGTTAAACATGCTGGCCAACACTGGTACATTGGCACAAATCCTAGTACTATCGGACCAAACGATCCGTTATCATTTGACATTAAAACAGCCTGGATGGAAGCAATAGATCCAAGTGTTCGAGGACACATTATCGGCGAAAAGAGTATTGTTACACTTGCTTCAAAAATATACCAACAAGTAGGCGATGGCGCAACTGTTGCTTATGTAACTGATTCTCAAGATTGGGCGTGGAGTGGTAAATTACTACAACAATACAATGGTAAAAAAAGCGAGCATGGTTATTTTAATTTTGCTAACATTATACACGTAGAAAGTCCAAGAGTTAGTAGTGCAACTGCATTAAGAAATGCGGCTCGTGCAGGCGATGAACAAGCATTTTATCAAGCATCGGGCACAGATCCTAATTTAAAAGTACATGGAAAAAGCTACTTTGAAACTGTTGCAGAAGCATGCGGATTACATCCTGAAAAAGTTAAACGTGTTAAGAAAGAAAAAGCTGTAGCTGAAACAAAGAAAAGTCTACGTAACTCAAATCCTTGCTGGAAGGGTTACCATCCTGTAGGCACTAAAAAGAAGGCGGGTAAAACTGTACCTAACTGTGTTCCGACAAACGAAGATTCTAATTCGGTTAAATATGCTAATAAGGTAATAAGAGACATGAGAGCTAAAGATTTTATAAATGAAGATATTGGCGCTGATTTAAAAAGAATGGATGACGAATCGGTAATTTCAGCTATTAAAGGTGGAATGAGCCTTCCTGGCATTAGTCAGAACAAGTCTAATGGTAGTTCATATCAACAGTATCGCTTTGGTATTGCTATGGCTGCGGCCGATGGTAAGAATACATTTACTACTCCTGCCGCTGGTGCGATTGCAGGCGATCCATTATTATCAGTATTCACCGATGAAGAATATGACATCATTAAACAAGCCGCTAAAGAAACAATGGCTGGCCCTATTAAAAAACTAAGTGATATGCGTAGCAGAGAAACACACGACACAAATAAACAAAGTGTTGTAGCTATACCTAAAAAGAACAAGTACGGGATTTAATATGCGAGCTAAAGAATTCTTACGTCGATTAAACGAAAGTGATGGCGGTGTTGGCGGCGATACTAATCCCGGTGACGATGGTAGTTCGACTCAAGGATCGCAGAGAAAAGGTAGTCGTGGACAGTTACATCACCATCATTCAACTGCTATTCCAGGTTTAACAACTATTTCAGACTGGCCAGGTTGGTATTACAATATGTATCGCCTAGGTGTTCATTTAGCCGGAAGTCCTAACAATCCTCCAGCAGAAGAAGGTGCGTTTGCTAACGAAATGACTTTCGTTACACTTACTGACGCAGAAGAAGAAATGATCAAACATAGTGCTAAAGAAATGGGTGTTAAATTAAATGTTATGAGTGGTCGCGAAAGTATTGAAACTGACAACACTAATACCAAGAGCACTGTAGCTAAAATTAAGAAAAACAAATACGGTATATAATGGAACACGATAAGTATCAACTATCTCTTAAAACTGCATTTGCTAGTGAATATGCTTTTGTTATTAAAGCACAAAACTTTCATTGGAACGTAGAAGGTCCACTTTTTATGCAGTTACATTTGTTGTTTGAACGCATTTATACAGAAGTGTATGAAAGTATTGATACGTTTGCAGAACAACTACGTGCTAAACAAATATATACTCCAGCTAGTTTACACAAATTTAGTATGTTAAGTACTGTTAGTGACGAAGAAGAAATACTCGAATGGAGTGCAATGATTCAAGAATTATTAGCAGATAGCGATAAATTAGCAGAAATATTTCGAATTACATTTGACATGGCCGAGCAAGCTGGGGATCATGGATTAAGTAATTTCTTAGCCGATCGTCAAGATGCACATAAAAAGCATAGTTGGATGTTAAGAGCGAGTTTGAAATAATGGATGAACTAGCACGTCTTAAGAAGTTAGCCGGGGTTAATGAATTCAAAGGTCTACAACCGTACGAGCTAGATGGAATTAACATAAGTGTTACTGGGACAGAAAAAGCCAAGTTAATGCGTGAAAATAATATTAAACCTGGAACTCCTGAATGGTTTCAGTTATGGTTTAGTAAACCTTATTTGACTGGTGAAAAACCTGTAGGAAAATAATTATGAAAATGACAGATTTAATTAATGAAAATGACATGATGTCATTTTTCAAAGATTTACAAAAAAATAATCCTAAGTTTAAAAACTTACGTGTACACGGTGATCCAGAGCACGACGAACTACGTCGCCAGGATCAAGAAAAACGTGATGCAGAACGACAAGCCGCACATCACCATGCTCAAGATGCTACCGCAAAAGATCATGCTAATCTTCCAGAATTAGAAGCTGAATATGCTAAAATGTTAGCAAAATATAAATCATTAGGCGGTAATGGTTGGCAATATGCAGATCGTGAACAAAATCTTACATCTCAAGAACGTGAAGCACGTAGTATGGAGCATGGATTACAACATTTGCATGCTCGTATTGCCAAAGCTAAAAAACATGGTGAGCAAGGTGTAGCGGAAGGCGGTGGAGCAAAACAAGCCGCTATTGCGATTGCTAAAAAAGAGTCGGGCAAATACAATAAAGATGGCAAGCGTTTAAAAGAAACAGCTACCGTAGGTGCTACTAGCTCAGCTAATATCGGTACAGTAGTAAGCCCACATATTGCAATTGGTAAGAAACGTGGTAATAAATCATACACTGGAACCCCTGGTCACAGTGGAAAACATGCACCAAAACCACCCAAAGTAGTACAACCTAAAAACAAAGATGGTACAGCTAAAAATGGTGCTGATTTAAAGGGCACTAGCTTATTCGGCGGACCAGCATTAAAACGATAAATATATAAAGACAACGGAGTATACTCATGCCAGCAGATTTAGACAACCAATCACCAGAAATGGATCAAGAAATGGGCGCAGACGCACCAGCAGATATGGGCGCAGACCCAGGTGCAGAAGGTCACGGCGATCAAGAAGGTGCAATGGCCAAACAAGAGCTAATCAAATTAGCTAACTATGCCACAAATTTACAAGAACACATCGAAGACGGTGAAGAGTTAGAAGCATGGGTACAAAGTAAGATTACCATTGCCGCTACTAACATCGCTAGTGTTTATCACTATCTTGCTTATGAAAAGAAAATCGGCGAGTACGGCGATAAACTTGATAGCGTTCCAATGAGCGAGAGCAAAAAACTTGCTATTAAGAACTGGCTAATGGAAGCTAAAGCTAAAGTTAAAGAACTTAAAAAAGCACAAGTTGAAAAAGTTAAAGAAGGCCAATCAGATTTGAAAAAATCTGGTGACAGTTTTAAAACACGTACTGGTGTAGCAACTAAAACATCTACCGGTATCAAGCATACAAACACTAGTCACTCTGATGAAGAGCACGGCGAGCCAGCAAGTAATGTAAAAGCAAGATCAGCCGCTGACAAAGCAGGCGAAAAGGCAGCTGACAAAGCAAGTGAAAAAGAATCTAAAGCATGGGGCAAAGCTAACCCAGGTAAGCAACACATTTACAAAGACGGTAAAAAAGTAAATGAAGCTAAAGGTAAAAAACCAGAATGGTTAGAAAAAGCTGAAGTTGAAGCTGAATTAAAATCTGGTGCAAAAGTTTCTCCTGCAGAAAAGAAAAAAGTTGGTGTTAAGGAAGGCGCAATGACTGCTGGTGAAAAAGCTCACCATCATGCAATGGAATATGCAAAACACCACAAGTCAGGAAATCTTGAATTAGCTATGCATCACAGAGAAGCATGCGAAGAGTGCGGTGGTTCAATTAAGCACGGTGCAATGGGAGAATGTTTCCATAGTCACCCACATCTTAACCACGGACAGATGTATGAGTGCGATCCAACTCCAGGTGCAGTAATGGCTCCAGTTGCTGAAGGCAAATCAAAATGTACTTGCGAGTCTACTGGTAAATCAAAATGCTCAGTTCATGGCAAAATGGACGAAGGTAAAAAAGCTAAACCTGATTTCTTAGATATGGACGGCGATGGCAACAAGAAAGAGCCAATAAAAAAGGCTATCAAAGATAAAGCTATGAAAGAAGCCGCACCTCGTGGTCAAAGAAGTCAAGACTCTGCTATAAAAGTAGCTCAGATTGGCAAAAGCAAAAGCCCTGGTGCAAACTTAAAACAAGGAGCAGAGGACGCTCTTGAAAAAGGCAATCATAAAAAGATTGATCAAATACATCAATATGCAACGACTACTACTCCTACAGGTAGAGCAAAGAAAGTTTCCGAAGCTAAACCAAGTGCAGGTCTAAGTGCCGCTAAGAAATCAGCAGTTGTCAAAGCCGCTAAGAAAGGTGAAGACATTGGCAAACCAGGTAAAGGTTTTAAGGCTCTTGCTAAGAAAGCCGGTGGCGGTGAGAAAGGTGAGAAGATTGCCGCAGCCGCTATGTGGAAGAACATCAAAGAAACTACAGCATACCTAGCTGAAAAGAAAAAGAAAGAAAAAATGACTGATGAGAATTTAACAGTAGTTCCAAATCCATCAGGTGCTAAGGATGCTGAAGAAGCTAAAAAGTTAGGTGCCGCGATGCCAGCACCAGCAGGTAAAAAAGATCCAATTAGCGAATCAGTAGATCGTATGCGCGAACTAACAAGTCGTTTAAATCGTGCAGAAAAACCTATGGTTGCTGAATCACGTGAAGTCGATCAAATCCGTGCATTAACAAA